GGAATTTAAATTAACTAAAACACCAGAGGAAAGAATAGCATTTGTTAAGGCTAATCCCCTTAAGTATGCGAATAAACCTCAACATGACCATAATAAAATTATGGCAGATAAGATGAATCAAGTCTTAGGTAAGTTTACTGAACAAAAAGTAGAGCTTACTGCTTTAAGGGCTCAAGTTGAATTACTTTTAGCCAACAAGCCTGTTAAGTAGATAATTGGGTACACCCCCCTCACATGAGGGGTTAGCCCTTTAATAAATAGGAGATAGAATGGAAAAACCAATTATGAGAGACCCAATGGACTCGGAAGAAGCAAGAGTGATGGATATATCACAATATGTTAATGCGACTAAAGAAGAAATAGATCACATTCAGTATAAATTAAATGACTCAATAGAGTTTAATTTTAATGAGAGAGAGTGTGCACTTCTTTACAGACTAGCTGGGTTTGATTTATTAAATTCAAGTGAGTCTAAGATGGCAATAATGCTAATGGCTCAAAAATTAGGAAATATACCCATACCCAAGGAGGACAATGAGTAAACTTATAGTATACTTAGTAGACTACGCAGATATGAAACATAACGTATATAGTAGCTATAGAAGTGATAGCAAGAGTCCATTTACTAAAACAGCTAGAATTAAGATGCTACCAGAAGAATTAACTGATGGTAGTGGCTACTCAAGAGATCATAATAGAGTAGAAAAAAAATTCTTCAAAATATACGAAAATAAAGAAGATACCACCTACGCAGGTGATAAATATAGAGTAACTAGAGTAAGAAAAGCATGAAAGGACAATATGTACCGAGTAATAATAGAAGGAAAGTTCAGAGAAAATCCGATCAATCTAGCAAGAGCAGTTAAGCTGCTATACAATCAGCAGTTTACTGGCTCGATAAGAAAAGAGAATATATTATGGTGGAAAAAATACTTCTTAAAAGTAATCCACCTACCTATCCTATACCCTAAGAGAGGATATATACAGATAGTTAAAATATATAGAGATAAGACACCATCAGTAAGAGTAGTGACAATCCCCACTAGCTCCGACAAGCGTGAGCTATTGGTTTTAAATAAAATATATGGAGGAGACAATGGGTAAACGAAAAAAAGCGTTTAAAAACTTTAATGTAAATAAAAATATAGCAAAAGTAATGGTACTACATAGAGTTTGGAATGGGATAACACAAACACAGTTATCTAGTAACTTAGATGTAACATTCCAACAAATACAAAAATATGAAAGATGTATTAATAGACTACCAGCAGAGAGCTTAATAGCTTTATGCAAAATAAGAAAATGGGATCTACAACTATTTAGTTGTGAAAACCCAGAAGTAATATTCGAAGAATGGTGCAAATCTGTAGATAATACAGAGATGGATAGCCCATACCCTAGGAGAGCAGGTCAAATACAAAGATCTTGGGATAGGATAAATGAAGTAGGTGAACAAAACTACTACAATGAACACAGTCCAAGATATAAAAATATAATTAACGAAATGAAAGGAGCTTAATGAATGGAATTTTTACTGTACTTCGATTTGTTACGTATACTCTTGGGGGCTTAGCCATCAGGAAAGGTTGGAATTGGCTCATCGCCGATGTCGATCCAATTCCTGGTACTAAAGAGTTCGAGGACGAACATATAAAAGCAACTATGAAATATAATAGATTAACCAAAAAAAAGGAGCAATATGACACGTATAGAAAAAGTAGGAGAAATGTTAGTTAGAGCATTTACTTATCCGATTAGAGCAACAATAGGAGTTTGTAAATGTATACATAAATCAACACCAGATACATTAAATATGCCATTTGAAATTAAACTAAAAAAGGAGGATAAAAATGCAGACAATGCATAATACTAATGAAACATTAGATGAGCTCTATAAAAGAGTTCATCATAAATGTTATAAAACACTTAAACATATAGCTATGGAAATTAAAATAGCTGATGAAGTGATAAAAGAAGTAGGAGTTAGACCAGGCAATATGATTGGTCAACAAACTGCAGCTGCGACAGCAATTATAAGATCTCATAAATTAAGAGATTCTAATAAAGCTAAAGATGTTGCAGAAAAGTTAGAGACTATAAGTAAAACTAATGAACAAAGGAGCAAAGTAGCATAATGAGTAGTACTAGAACACCTATACGACAAGCTGAAATGGACTATCTAGATCATTTTATGGAAACAAAATATGACGAAAGAAAGAATGTTTTGAAAACAGAAATGCAAGATACCATTGATGCTGAGTCCGAAGATAACTTTGATGCGTTCAAAGAAAAGTTAAAGCTAACTAAGTTACATGAAGATGTTAGAACTAACTATAATGACCATGAAAAGTTTGCGAACGAAATGGATTCTACTTTACTTTTAAAAAAGGGTAAATTAGATAATTCAATCAATGACTTAGAAGTTAAATTAGAAAACTGGAAGAAAGTTAGAAAATGGGATACAGAGATAGAAAGATCTCTAATAAAACACCCAGATGAACTGGATAGACTACTTAAGAAAATATGTCATGAAGAAACTTCTCGTGACTTCTATTCTGGCCCAAGAGGTAAAGCCTTACAAATGTTAGATATGTCTAAAGAATATTGTAAGAATTTACTAAATGCTGGACAGTCTCTAGCTACAGTCTGGGGAGTAGTAGGTAAAGAAATGGCAAAGGAAAAGATAAATACATCTACAGTTCCTAAGCCTGAGTTTTTAGCAATTACTAAATAATTAAATCTGGTCGAAGCCCTACACATTTTGTGGGGCTTAGCCCTTTATAGAAAGGTAATTATGGTAGATGAAGCATTATACTACTTCGAAAAAGATGTAGGTAAAAAAGTATATGAAATAGAATATGATGTTACGTTTGCAACTAAATGGCAAGTACTTGCTCACGATAGAGACGAAGCATTTGATATTTGGTCAGACGAACATAAAATAAATATGAATACAGAAGATGGTAAAGATACTGTGTGTTCTTACTCTAAAGATTATACTGAAATGGGTAACTGCAAAGAGATTGCAACAATAAAATATAACAAGGAAGATGACGAGGTATATGCAGATGAATCTTAAAGAACAAGTAGCAATACTAGATAAAGCAACTAACAAAGCTATCAAACAAGTTGATAAAGAACGACAAGGTAAAAGGCGTAACTTTATAGAAGAATGGTTTAGATATGTAGAGTTAGTAAGTAAACAATTAACTAAATGGATGAATTAAATGAATAAATATTATATATTAGAAAAATTTGTATCAGATACAGAAGGTTTAACAGTAAAATCTCCTTATACTTATTTTAGTGAATCTGTAATAGAATGTAATGATTTAGGCGAAAATCCTTTTTCATTTAAAACTTTACAAGAAGCAAAAGATTGCAAAAAAGGTTTAGATTTACTTTTTGTAGGAAGAAATAAAGACGTTTTACATTATGAATTTATTATTGTGGAGGAAATAAAATGAAAAAACAAAAAGTAATAACTATAGCACCAAAAGCTGAACACAGTTGTGTTTATGTATTTCACAATAAAAAATATGATATAAATTTATTTGTTAATGCATGGGGAGCTGATGAAGCATATGCAAAGTTTGACGAATGTGAATTTGCTAATAGAGAAGAATGGACAATTATGTTAGAATTAGAAAACCAACCATCATAGGAGAAACAATGTATAAACTACACGTAATAAAACCAACACAAGAACCTGTTGTGAGCTCACAAAAAGGTGGAGATAAAGAAGAACACTATAGTATAGTTGAAACTTATGAGTCAACTCATAAACCTACATTTCAAGATATGTATAAAAAAATAGGTTGTGACATGATAGAAATGTCTAAAGCTTATTACCCAGAATATTCTAATAGAAAAGATGGGTATGTAGATATATATTTTGATGAAGAATATCTTATGAAAGAAGATTCTAAACCAAATATAGGAGCTACAATAGCTTGGAAAGCATGGCAAGATAAGACAGGTCATATGGCATTGCCAGGATCAGTCTTACATGGTACAGTATGTGTATATCAGGAGGTTAAAGATGTCAGCAAGTAGTGAAGAATCTTTATTTGAAATTAATAAAGTAATAATAGATCTAAGAGAGAAGCTTCGTAAATCATTAAATGAAGTATTAAAACTTCGTAAAGATTTAGATCTTGAAAAAGAAGAACATCAATTAACTCAACTTAAATATGAGGGTATGAAATCTAATTTAGATAAGTTAATAGGTGATAAACTAAATGCAGCTAGAGACTCAATAAAGGAGATAGTAGATGACGGAAATAAATGAACATATAGAAGAAGTAATATCTAAAAATAAAAGTACTAAATATGAAATGGATAAACTACAAGGACGTATAGATGATACTAAAGAATCTATATCAGTACTAAGCAATGCTGTAAAATGTGGCTTTTTAGCCGAAGATCATTCCTTGATTTTAGAAGGATGGATAGTAGAATACCAGCACAACCAAGATCAAATGGAAACACACTTAACGGAGATGATAGATCATGTCAAATGAAAGAGCTATGCGAATGCTACTTGCTGGAAAGCAATTAGAAATTGAAAAACTTAAACGTAAAATAAAGGAGATGGAAGAAGATGATAATGCCAGACAGCGAGACTCTGAGATTAGAAAAACGTCAAAGAGGACTACAAAGAGTAGCGACAGCGATTAATGATTTAACTATCTATGGAATATATAGTACAAACTTTCCAAAGTTAATTCATGTATTAGAACACGCTAAAGATCATATCAAATCTGAAATTCTAGCTACGAAAAAACGTATGATAGAAAATTCAGAATTAAAAGTAGAAGAAGTATATACGGATCCATTAAAAACTGAAGCTCAAATAGAAGCTGATAAAGTTAATGATATGTATACTAAAAAAGGAATTTAAGAATTTTATTCAGTTATCGTGACTTAAACTTACAAAATTATTTCTAGTTATTTGTAAGGTTACCGATACTAGATAACGGCAGTAAAGGACTGAATAAATAGAGCTAGATGGGAGACTGTCTAGCTTGTAAAACTCTATAACTTCTAGAGTATAAAATTATGTTGTTGTCTGTGTGATCAGACGTTAACTCACATTTAATAGTAATTAACTATAGTTATGTTGTTAAGGAGATGTTAATCTAAGCTATAAATCCAGGACATAACATGAGCGATGAGGCTATTAAATCTTAACCATTTTTACAATCCAAGAAGTAGGAATATTAGTACGATCACCATAAGTGTATGTACCATCATCTTCAGGTATGTATGCTGCAAACAGTTTAGTATAATGTTTGTCTTTAGAAAATAACCAACCCTCGTTTACTGGGTGAGCTAGTTTCATGTTAATGAATTCTTTTTTATCTGCCCAACCTGAGTCACTTATACAGTCAAGCCACTCCACTCTATATTTGTCGTAAGGAAAGGTTTTAATGAAATGTTTCTTTACCATTCTTGCTCCATATAAATGTTGAATCGTCATTCTCATCTAGAGCATCTAGTATGTTATGAGGTATAGTATGACCTTCTTCGTCAAATACTAATTGTAAATAAGTTTTGTAAATTATAGCAAGAGCCATTGCGTCTGCAGCTCTAAGAGACATAGAAGGATTTTCACGTTTAATGAAATCACCTATGGCATCTGGTTTAACGTTAGTTAGAAAATGTTCGGAGTAATTCTTTTTACCCTTTGGAAATTTTAGTAGTTTGCTCATACTTTTATTTAAGGATAGCCTTATTAGTTATTTGGGTTGCAGTAGAAAATCAATGTTATTCTGTATCTTAGGTACAAGTTTATCATAAACCTCTATCCAAAGTAGAGAATCGTCATAGAAAAAGTTCTTATTCTTCCACATATCGTGGTAATGCTTATAGAATTTGCTACATATATCAACAGCATCCATGTCTAGCTTAAGCCAAAAGTCCTTTTCACTCATACCATTGGTATGTAATTGATGATGATGTTTATAACAAAGAGGTACAGTAAATTGATCTCCAACTTTCTGTGAGAAACCTCTAGGCATTGCAAAGGTAACGTGGTGTGCTTGAGACTGTGTGTTCTGGCAGAGAATACAAGGATTAGATGCTACCCACTTTAGGTACTCTTTGTCTTTGATTCTTTGTACCTTGTCCTCTGATAGTATTGTGCACTTTTTTGTAGCCATAATAAATTGCTAAATCTGATAGTCCTTCATGTACTTGGTTAGACGCTCTGCGTTCTGTTAAACTTAAATGATATGCTATCTCAATGATACCAAAATTAAAATGACAAAACAACTTCATAATTGTTGAAACTCTTTTACCGAGTTCATCATCAACTTCTTTAACTGCTAAGGCAGCACCAAGAGAAGATGTTATAAAGTCTGTGCTAGCATTGTCAATCCGTTCTTTTAGAACATTGCCAGTACCACCACCTTGAAGTTCGCACATAAGGCGATAACGAGATCCAGCTTCATATTCTTCAATAGATATGAGCTTACGATGAAACATGTACATCAAACGAGACTCTCTAATATTTAACCATACTTGACGTTTATCTAATATGGTTGAAATGAGCTCAGGTTTTTCAATGTGACGCATAAGATATTTTATAATGAATTAATGCTTTATCAACGAAAGTTTTAAAGTTTTGGTTATTATTATATAATCTGTTTAATCTGTACACTCTGTTTTTATTACAGTCATGGAGCCTAGCGATAGTACTCTTACACCCGTACACCTGTGTAGGGTGTAAAAGCCATGACATTAAAATACTTAAATTATATATCTTATATTCTTTAGTATTCTTAACTGTTTTTTTACCTTTTAATGTATCTAATGATACACTATAAGACATACTACAATAACGTTGAACATTAATAACCATAGGAAAATAAATATGAAAGTTGAATATAGACATAGTGCTTCAAGAACTAATAGTTTTATTGATTCTCCACCTTACTGGATAATTAATAATTTATATGACTTTAAGTCTGAAGCTAACGCACGTATGAAAATGGGTACTGTTGCAGAGCAATCTGCTGAACACGCTCTTAAAAATAAAATCACTGATGAAGAAGCTATCATAGATTATGCAAAATCCAAATACATAGAACTAAAAGGAGATGCGTCCGATGACGAATGTCTTTGGTCTGGTATAATTGCTAATCAATTTGTAAAAGAGCTTCCTCAATTCGGAGAAGTTATTTCTTATCAAAGGGAAATTACGATTCCTGGTGATAAATATGGGTTAAAATATGATGTAAAAGGAGTAACTGACTTTGAGTTCGAAGATGTAATCATAGATACTAAAGCTACTGCTTACATTAAGAGACTTAAATCTGGTGCTGTAGATAGCAGATGGTACCCAAAAGATGCTGATTTGCGTCAACAAGCCCTGTACAAAGACCTTTTCAATAAACCGACAGCTCTACTCTATTGTTCGTACAAAGACGTTCACAGCGTAGATATGGAAGGCAGAGAGGGACATTTAGACACTATCATCAATGGTATGAGAGCTATAGAACATTGTATGGAAATAGCTAAAACTAAAGAAGATGTTGTCAAGATGTTTCCATTAACTATGGATAACTTCAGATGGAAAGGATCGCCAGATGCAGTAGAATATGCAAAAATGATTTGGCAAGAGGCCTTTAAATAGGTTATAAGAGCAGATGCAGAAAATAGGAAAAATAATAAAACAAATAAATAGGAGAACAAACATGGAACACGAAACATTTGAATGCACTTTTAAGAAAGCATTCGAGAAAGATGATGGTCAAGTTACTGTCTACATTAATAAAGATGACGGATCAGATATGACTGTCTATGGTGAAGCTTTAGGATCCCAAAGATGGCCTGCTGGGGCCAGATTAAAGATTGATGCTCAACCAGTTCGAACAAGTAAGACTGGTAAACAATATCAAACTGCGTCTAGAATAGAATGTTTAAGTGAAGTATCAGATAATTCAGGATCAAGTCCTGTTACTGCTACTTACTCTGCTAACACTACTCATGCAGCTGTAAAACCATTAGATCAATTTTCTGAAAAGTATAGATTGACTATGAGTAATCTTATAGCTTCGTATATGTCTGGTGGCAAAGTACCAACTGATTCAGAGTTTCAACAGATTGATAACTTAGTCAGAAAAGTATTAGATGCTAAAGCTCAAAGCATTGAGGAAATACTAAAAGATGACGCACCTTTTTAACAATTTCTTATCTCCCTCGAGTTAGAAAACTAGGCATTACTACATTTTTCAAATCAGTTGTTATTGTGGTAGTGCCTTTTTAAATTAAGGACAATATGTTTGAACTATTAATGATGTTACTTCTTCCAACAGAAATAGATCCTGCAAAAATAGGCATGAAATATCTTCTTAAAGAAAAATTTGTAGATTATAAATCTTGTGAAGAATATCTTGCAAACAATACTTATACTAAAGATGATAAGGGTGTGGGTATCTATTATAAATTAGATGACAAAGAATACAAAATTATGTTAACATATTGTAAACCAGTAAAGGATAAAAATGATAACTGAAAAACGATTAGAAGATGCATTAACATTTCTTTCAGAAACAGATGAAGAAAATGCTGAATCAAATGCTACTGTAAAATACTTAGATAGATTACTTAAACGTAAAAAAGCATTACACATAACAGCTAACACAGAAGATAAAAGCATATCTGCAAAGGAACAATCTTATTATGCTAGTGGAACCTATAAAACTGCAGTAGAAGAAATATTTACTGCTGAAGTAAAAGCATCCACATTAGAAAATAAACGAGATAAAGAAGGTTTAATTATAGATCTCTTTAGAACATTGGAAGCTAGTAGACGTAAAAACAATATATGATTTATAAGTTTAAAAAATGGGTTCTTCTTCCTGCTTATGCTGAAGTTATTATTAAAGCAAACACAGATCAAGAAGCCTTGAAAATAATTAATAATTTAGATGGTAATAGTTTGACTTGGCAAGAAGCTGATACTATAGAACAACGTACTACTTACGAAATTATTGATGAACGATCATCAGATTAAATTGTTTAGATCTATTATAAACCAAGCAATACATGACGCTATGTATGATGGTGTATATAAATATCACATTATAGATAAACGTGAAGCTATAACTTGGCTTACTACGGACTCTGTAGACTTTAGAACTATTTGTTCTTATGCTGAATTAGATTCTGGTAGAGCTAATCGTAAGTTTAACATAGCTATGAAAGAACCTGTTTATGCTTTAACAAATAAACAAAAAGAAGTATTGTATAAACCACGTAAGAAATATGAAAAACACTCAGGTAAATTTAGGTTAACATTCAATGACGCATAAAGGTATATTTAAAGACATGACATACGAATCACTTAATAAACAAGTAGACGGAACTCACTATAAAAACATGAAGATTCAACCAGCTCATTTTATTAATGAGAATAAACTTCTATTTGCAGAAGGTAATGCTATTAAATATATTTGCAGACACAAAGCAAAAGGAAAACAAAAAGATATAGAGAAAGCTATTCATTATCTAGAAATGATAATAGAAAGAGACTATTGAGATAATGGATTTGATGTGGATATTTTTAATTCTTTTAACTGTACTTTCAATAACTCTATTTCTTTGGCATTAATTGATGCTTTAATATCTAATCTACTTAAAGATTCATCAGTTTCACCTGTGTTAGATTCTTCTAATGCTTGAACTTTTTCTTCCAATACAGCTATTTCTGAAGCATAACTTATATCAACTGTCTTAGATGCTTTTGTTAATACATCAAGTTTAGTCATAACCTCACCATACTTTATAAATCCTGCACCTATACTTCCTATAAGTCCAATGATAACTACAATGTTTGTTAAATTATTCTTAATATTTTTAACCATTTCTTAACTCCCTAAGTTCTATTAATATTCTCTGTTTGTTTATGTTTAGTTCTTGCAATGTTCTTTCTTTAATTCCTATACTATCATTAGCTATATAACTAACTAACTGTATTCCATTATATATTAATCTATTATCGATCATATTAATTTGATCTAAGTATATATCTCTTGGTTTATAAAAGGGTACATTGTAAACAGATAAAGATACTTGATCTTGTGTCATAGCATCTATTTTAACTAAGTTTTTAAGTTCTAAATTCTTTACAGGATCTTTAACTTTATCATCTATCTTTGCCATAATTACTTTTAATTTAGGCTTAGTAGTTTCTTTGATTTCTTTTTTAGAACTGTTCTTAACTACTTTTTCTTTAGAAACATTCTTAACTGTTTCTTGTTTAGAACTATTCTTAACTGTTTCTTGTTTAGCTTCTTTAATTACTTCTGCAATAACTTCTTTCTTTAATGTTTCAACAGCTTTAGTTTTATTCATTACTTGAACTACTTCTTGTACTTTAGCAGTTTCTTTAACAGTTGCTGATTTAGATGTTGTAACTACAATTTCAAAATTTTCTGTAAGTTCTACACTTGTTACTTTACCACCTGTTTCTACGTTTAATTTTTCACTAATACTTTCTTCAAGTCCAGATATAACATTCCATATTTCAGACTCATTTAAATTAGCTGTACCTAAACCTTCGTTCATATCTTTAATTTCTTGTGCAGATAAAGGTTCGTAATCTTCTACAGGAAAATCTAAAGCCATTTCAGCTCCTAATAAATTTGGCCCCATTAAAGCTGATGATGTACTTTCTGATCCATCAACTCCTGTCCAAGACCATTCGTATTTATTAGCATGAACTCCATTATAATGTAAGCTATCATCAAATGATCCTGCATTAAGATTATAACCAGAATCTGTTGTTCTTATTTGAGTAGATGAAGCTAATACATTTTCGTCTGCATCTAATACTTTCATTGTAAGAGTATAACTATCAACTGCACCATTAGAAGAACCACATTTGTAAGCTGATTGATTCCACTCACAGTTTTGTACTGATATAGAACTGCTTAAATTTATTCCACCATTAAGTTTTATTTGAGTTGATGTATGAGTAACACCATCTGGTGTACTATCTCCTTCTATACCAACTAAACTTCCAGAAGCTGTAACTGTCATGTCATGCGATGCTTCTAACTCTCCATTAAAAGCATTACCACAAGCATTTGATACTTGGGTTTCACAAGTAATAGTAAATCCATTGTGTGTAGAATTATTAGTTAATGCACCTGTAGATCCAGATTGCACTCCATCTAAAGTTGAATTAGTTAAACCTGATGTAGTTGTTCCAGCATTAGGTAATATGTTTGTAGTAAATGCTGTATCATTTTCTTCAGCTAATCCTACTGAATTGCTGAACCAATTTAACATTAGCCATATAAGACTACCCCAAATTATCCAACACCACCATTTCATTTTATTTTATCCATATGATAATATATTCTTCCAATAACTTTTTCAAATCCCATTAATTCTTGCTGAATCATATAAACTAAAGTTTGTAATTCTATTAAAGTAATAAGTACCCATGTTGAAAGTCCTAATAATATCGTTCCTAATATTCCTATTAAGATTGTATTATGTTCTCGTTTCATTATTTTTTATAACCAAGTCCAGTTTTTCTATTACTATAAAGTTTTTGCCATGACCATGAGTTTAATTTACTTGAGTAATGATATATAAATAATACTATTGTTTTCATTTGTCAGATTCTAATTCAATTATTTTAAGTTCTTCTATGTAAATTTCTTTATCTATAACTTTACGTTTCTTCATACGTTTAACATATGTTTTATAATTAGGTCTTTCATGATCGTATTTATTCCATAAAAGCATAGCGTCTTTCCCAATTTTTCCATCAATTGGGCAAACAGTTCCTGCTTGTATCATCGCTTCAAACACTCTTTCGTCTTGGCAAAGTATAGCAACTGCTGCTACTTTCATTCCAAAGTCATTAAGTATTCTAGCTAACTTTAATCTCTCACAATTCTTATCAATAAAATGCTTACCACCACTAATACCTAATCCAAATGTTTGAACACCTAATGATGCACCTGTACTACAAACATCTTGAGTCATACTATTATATGACGGAGCCGAAGCTGTAGGAGGAGCTGATTTTATATTAGATGTAGAACTATTTGTTGAAGTTGTTGTGCTGGTAGAACCAGACTCGTAAGTGGTCGCACCTCCAGTATATCCACCTTCAATTGCTGTGTTACTTCCAGATGTATTACTTTGAGTACTACCTGCAAAAGCATTAGTATAAAATAGACATAGTATAATTATTAGTAATTGTTTCATTTGTTAAAAGTTGGTTTAATATTTTTACCCCAAAAAGGCAACTGAGCTCCTGAGCTCTTATAGCATTTGGTACATAAAATTTGTTTGTTTGGTAAGGTTATAAAAGATTGCTTATGTAATATTTGTGTATTACATCCTTTGCAATATCCTACTATTGAGATCACTTTGGCTTACGCATAATATCAGCACCTTTTAAACCATAGATAGCACTTACGACACCTATGAAGATAGCTTGATACCAGTATGGTAGCTGATTAAAATAATCAAAAAATAATGTTAATTTAGTATGAATCTCTGGATCGTCAGAAAAGATAGACCAAGCCAGTATACAGATAGGCATAGATATAAGAATAAGGACAAACTCATCCTTGTAACCCTGATCATTGCTCTCAATAACTTTCGCTTTATATTCAATCTCACCTGTACTCATTTTCTCAGCATGTCTCATTCGAGCATCTGACATTAGTTGTTTTGTTGTTTGTTTGTTTTTGTATAAATGACTTGCCGTCTTTATACCCATGGATAATAAATTAAACCACATATATCTCCCCCTTTACTTAATTTAGATTAGGCCCACCGAATAGGACTAGAGCTATAAAAGCTAGCACTAACCAAAAGGTAAACCAATAATTCATTGAGACTACCTTCCATATTATGCTACCTTGTTAGAACCTGCTGGGAAACCTTCCCATGCTTTATACATTCCTTCTACTAACAGCTCATCATCGAATGGCTGCATACCATTTTCCATTTGTATTATTGATTTTACTAATGGTAAATAATGTTCAATACTATTATCTAATTCATCTTTAGGACTAAAATCTATTTGCTTACATACAAATACTATATAAGCATCTGTATCATTCTCACTTGGAGGAGCCCATCTTGAAATAATATCTTCTACTGTAAATTTTTTATGGTGGAATCTATATACTAAAAGTATTCTAGTTAGAGCTCTAATGCCCCAAACAGATTCTTTAAATACACAAAAAACTGGATCAGATTGTTCATCTGCCAGTCCATCCCACTCAGTACCCAGCTTTATATTGCCAGGGTTCTTGTTTCTAATTCCTCTAGGTAATTTTTCTATTCCATCTGCCATCGTTTTTCAAAACCATTGGGATTAATATTGGTAATCCATCAATGATAACTCCTGTTCCTATTACTGGTCTAGACTTTTGAAGTTTGTTATATTCAAACGCTAAACTTTTCATGTTAATTAAACACCCAACTTGCATTCCCCAAAGTAGTTCATTTGGATTGCTCCAATAATCTATTTTGAATGAAGTGTGATAGTGTCCTTGGACAGTACACATTCCATATTGTTGTGCTACTTTAAGCACGTCTTTAAACTTACCATGACAAAAGTAAATGTCTTGACCATTGGATGCTTTAACAATCAAATCATCGTGCCATGTCCAACCTTTACCAACTCCAAGCATATGATTATATGACTTAAAGATCTCATGAGGTAATCCATACTTAGTAGCTTTTCTAAAAACTAAACTACCATGATTGGAATCCATGATGTGTTGTTTAGGAAATAACTTCTCTAATTCTTGAAGAAATTTCTTAGCAACTACCAACTCATGACTAGGCGAATATAAACCAGGGTGAGAATCGTGGAATGAAATTGAATGCCAATCCATTTCGTCACCTATGTTTACAACGCAGTCAGGTTTATACTTTTGCTTTATAGCTCTTAAAAAGTCAAGGGTATCTATATGATGGTATGGTGCGTGTTGATCACTTATAACAAGTATTGATTTTCGAAGCATACTATAGCTTTTATAATTATTTAACTAATAAATCAACTAACAAAGGTACAACTTTATGTAGCTGTTCTTGTATCTTCTTGGCATACAAACTTAATATAAATCATGTATTGATTAACTTCTTTTTCATCAACTTCTTTCATTTTAGTTAATGCTTTTGAATACCCTGAAATCATACAGGTATTATAATCTTTATAAGACTCTTTCGTTATGTATGGGCCTTGACAATCACTAAGTAATGCTGAGCAAAAATACATTACTAGCATTAGTTCCATTAAATATTTTTAGTAATTAAATATAAAAATTGACCTAATAAACCTAATCCAATTGCTGATATGACATACATAATTCTGTCTATATCTTTTTGAATATGTGCTAGATGATTGTTCTCCAATGTATCTAACCTCTGGTTAATAAGATCAATTGATCCATGTACTTTTAAAAGTTCTGCTTGATTTTCTGTATTTCTGCTCATTAGAATATGTCTCTCGTTTTATATTGTGTATATCTTGGCCCTTTATATCTGGGGTGCCCTAGTTGGCCCAGTACAAAATCAACAGAGGTATCTGCAGCAACGTCTAACGATAGACCATCTTGATGCAATGCTTTCTCTACTGAAGCTGACGCTTGTTGTAACCAAATAGGTAAAAATCTTTTACCGACATGACCTCCTATTGATAAGCCCTTTTTAATAGCTTCATCATCGTTTCTAGTAATATTTGGACTCCACTTAGTAGTTAAGTATTTCTTATTAGTTAACACTTCAGTTACTACTCTTGGTAAGGCCCCAATTTTCTTTAACCCAGTTCCAGACGGATCAGTTATCCAATGGAAAGGTTCCATTAATTGTTTAGAAAAGGTTAATACTTCACCATCTCCTAAGTCAATTCTAGTTGGATCCACGTTATCTAATAGAGAGTGTCCACTAAATATATAGTTAAGTGCAGATCCTGCTGCTGCATATGTAAGTGCAGCCCTTGCAAAATAGTATTGATACATTCTTCTAAGTCCTGGATCGCTTTCAAAAGCAGGTAAAGACTTACCAATAATTCTTACATTAGATATTGTCCAGTCAGGAGCAAACATTAATAGTTGCATATACCCTCTAGATCCTGGAGAAAATGTAGTTTGTAATAAACTCTTAAGCCAAGGTGTTTGTATTCTGTTCGCTACTTGTTCCCAATTCTGTCCACCAAATGCATCATTTGTAACTGTAGCTGCTTGTGCTGCCTTACGATATATAACAGATTGTGTATCACCTGGTTCAATTCTTATTTTATTAGGGACACCTTTAAGATTTGTTCTATTTAATACTGTAAGAAACGTATGTAGTTTAGCTTGTGTAAATACTCTGTCCCAAGTAACTTTATCAAACCACTTAAATACTTTTTCTATATTTCCATTTGTAGAAATACCAAAATGAGATTTTAATGTTTTATCAATACCTCTTAAGTTATAATAGAATCTATCAAAGCCTATATCTTCAGGTGCTGAAATCTGTAAACCCATTCCTCTAGAGAACTGTATCACATCTTTAAATCCCATATCATTTAGGACATTTACTGCATGAGGAAATTCTTTAACATATGTTTCTGGATTGCTAATAAACTTCTCTAGCTCTGCTTTAGATCTAGGATCTAATAACTTTTTAATAAACTTAGGTTTAGCACCAGCAAACCATAAACTTTCTACTAATGCACCTGCATGAAAGAATGAGAAACCTACTGCTAATCTTTTCATCATAAGGTTAGTAGTAAAGATTGCACTCATTAGAGCTGGCTCATCTCTAGCATCAAAAACCATTCTTATTGATCTTTCCATACCTTTATGAATATAAGGAAAACCTAACTTATCTTCAAAGTAAGGATGTTTAAATTCTACATAATCGTTTGAAGGTATTTTTACACCTCGTCTAACAAGTAATGCTGAATGACCTACTTTAGTTCTTTCTAAACTAGAAATCATAGCTTTAGTAGATATTGCTTTACCTGCAGCATGAACATACAATTTAATTAACTCAGCAGGATCATCATATCCTTTTTTAATTGTGAAGTCTTTTTGTAGTCCTTTATTTATATCGCCAAATACACCACGTCTACTAAATTGAAATTTACCAGAAGGGCCACTAATTTTATTTATATCTTTATCAAATTCTTTAACAAACTTAAAAGGTTGATCTTTAGGATTATAATGATCCCATAACAAAGGTAAGTAATTAGCTCTCTTATTGTTAAATAATCTCTCACCATGTTCACCAAATGTTTGATCAAAAGAATTGAATACTTTTTTTATAGCATCTGCTGCTTCTCTTTCAGCTTTATTTAATTCTGTTCTTAATATTGGCCCCAATCTAGCATCAAACTTAAATGTTTTTCTATTAACACTTCCTTCAGTTAAGTAGTAAAATACTTTACGTCTTGAGTCCAATGCATCTGGAAGCATTTCTTTAATTGTATTGCCTAATTTATAACCTGCAGAGTTTAATTTAACTGTATTAATCTTAGCTGCATCCATTGTAGATTCTGCCATTAATGCAACTTCTTCAAAATCTTTAGGTATTCTTTTTAAATATCTATTAACTAATGCACCAGCAGCATATATTGCTGCACCTAATCCAACACCTTTAGCAGTTGCTAATGCTTTATCATCTTCAGCTGTAAGGAATTGTGCTGCACCAAAAACTCCACCAACAGAAGCTGCACCTTTAAATAATGTAGCTATAGACATATCTCTGCCATTCTCCATTATTTCTCTTAATGCTGCAGTCATATCTGCTTTAATAACATCAAACTCTACAGGATCATTCATGATCTTTGTTTGTTTGTTTATCTCATTAAGAAGTTCATCTATTGAACGAGGAATGCCTTGCTCATTATAGTCTAATAATTTTTCAGGATTGACACCATGTTTTTTAAAAACTTGACTTTGTATTTCTGCAACTCTATCTTTGGGAAGTCTAGTTAATCTTTGTGCCATAGCACCCATACCAGCAAAACCTACAGATAAAACAGCACCTGCTGTTGCACCTATAGTAGTTTCTACTGCTAGTCTTTTAGGATCTAATGTTGCATCTTCACCTAGTTGCCATGCACCAGAGAATACAAAGGGTGTTGCGAGTGTGGCAAACGCACCTACTTTAAGATCAGACATAACTGATGCCTTTCTTCTTGGTATTTTAGCTAAAGACATTTGTTTACCAAACTTTAATCTAAGACCATTAACAACTCCTCTACCTAATCTACCCCATCCCAAAGGCATAAATAATAAGTAAGGATCTGCCATCATCATGTTAACAAGTTCTGCACCAAACATCTTAGGATTGGCTTTTATCATATTGCCAATTTCTTTTATGTCTATGTTCATTGGCCCATCATCTAATAGATAACCAAAACGATTTAGATGTCTTTCTGCTTCTTTATAGATTTTAGAACCTTCTTGTTCTGGATTACCACGAATGTAGTCTAATGCTTCTTGAGCTTGTTTCTTTTTAGTGTTACCTGAAAGCCATTGATACATGGAAGCAGGTAAAGATTCTTCTCTCCAAAGATCTATTGGATTCTTTAAAGACTGAAAAAACCCAGGAGTACTATCTTTAACAGGCTCCTGGAGTCCATCTTGGATATTACTTACTGGGTCTTTTAGTTTAAATTCATTAAGATTGAAGTCATTAGCCACACTAGAATCCCCATTCTCTTTTTATTGTTTTATTGTGATCTACAATTCTTTGGCCTTCTCGTCTTAATTTAGTACCATCTCTTAAAGATCTTTTTGTTACTTTAGTATAAGTTTTAAAGGGATTAGCACCTTTTGAGCTTGTAAATAATTGTTCTGTTTTAGATCTAATTCTTTCAAATTCTAAGTCGTGTTTGTTTAAAGTTTTAACAAAGCCTTTTATCTTAGCTTGTTTGATTCCACTTTTAGTAATTAAACCTTTATTTGATTTAGCAAAAGTAGCTATAGTAGATCTTTGTTTTTTAATTGCTTTATTTAATGAGAAACTCCATTTTTTTCCAGCAGTTTTAGAAGCTAAAGTTTTAGCAGCTGCATTTTTTGTGGCTAAAATTTTAATACCTTGATATACATTATCTTCAGTAGAATCAAAAATACTATCAAATTTTGATCTTGCTTTAAAATCTGCTGCTTCATCTAGCCATGCTTGTGATCTTTTAGGTGTTTTTTGTGCAGGAAATTTTTTAATCCCTTTATATTTAGGACTATAACCTTTAATTTTAGGTTTGCCTTTTCTAATAACAAATTTTGCAATTTTAGTAATCATATATTATCCTTCAAAGTATTCAGGGAATCTATTTCTCATAATCTTCTGAGCTCTTACTCTAGATACTTTCTGTAGTTGTGGGTTAGATGCTAATAACATAGCGTAAATTTGTGAGTCATCATTAGTTAGAACATCACCATCTGATCTTGGTATAATAATCTCAGGGCCTTTCTCTCCAACAACATAGGGTTTGCCTTGTTCTACTGGGCCACCTTCAGCTTTTCCAGGAGGTAAAGGGTTTCTAAGTGAATCAGAAGTAAATAGACCACCAAACCAAGCACTATTTTTTTGTATTTTACCTGATTTAACTAGATCACGCATGATTCTAATTTGATCTGTTTTTCTAATTAGTTTAGGTTTACCACTAGCGTCTTTATTTTTAGCTTGCCATTCTTGAACGCTTTTTTGGTATTGTAAAGATATTTCTTCAACAGCTGTTTGCCATTCAAGTCCTGGATTTTTACTTCCTTCTCCACCAAAAAAATTAGATACTTTACCTCCAAAATTTTCAAACCAGTTACCTTTTTCAATACCCATTTGTTTTAATAGGTCTGCAGTTTCAGCCATGTCTCCAGCTGTTGCTTGAATAGGTGCTTGTTTTCTTGCTTCAATTCTATCTTTATATTCTGCAGATATACCACCTGCTTTAATAAAGTTATTTAAGATACCTTGATTAATAGTTTTACCATTAGCTGATGATTGCATTAATGCTAGTCCTAATGAGAACGCAGGGTTAGACATAAGTCCTTCAAACCCACCTTTCTCTTTCCAATTAGCTTTTGCTTTATCCATATCTACACCTGCCATACCAGATAGCTTAGATAAAAATCCTTGATCTTTTTCAAGATCAGCACCAGTAATATTTTTTCCTCCTTGAGAAGGATGGAATGGTATATTATCTCCTTGAGGAATACCAGGTTGTTGATTTTTTTGAGCTTCCTTTATTGCAAATTTTCTATCAAAATCTGAACCTGGAAGTGAATCATATATTGCACTACCTGCTTTTTTAAAATTATCTTTAGTAAATATAGGATTTTTAACCAAAGGAGATTCTTCTCTTTGATAACTAGGATTAGTTATACCACCTGCTGTATTTAATTTTGGTGACATTGCATCACTATTCATTCCTGAGAAGTCATTTCGGACAGTATCTTGATTATTTTTCTTCCATTCTTCCCATGTATTACTTAATAAACCCATTATAATATTCCTTTGTCTAATTTGTTTGTTTTTAACCAGTTGTAATAAGGACTATCGCTTACAGCTAACTGTGCTAATGGCCCATGGCTACTTAAATTTGCTGCTACTTTTGTTTTTGCATCAGCATACGCACCTGCAAAATTAAATGTTGATCCTGTATTCTCTCCTATACTAGCATACCATTTACTAGCTTGAGATTCTTGTGGTGTAATTCCTGAAACTGCATAAGGAGCTAAAGGTGCTATAGTATTCATTGTAGTTCTGTTATTATCTGAACCATCACCAACACCACTTGTATTAAAATTAGCATCTGGCCCATCTAAAAGCCCACCAAATTTATCTCCTACCCAATCTTTAGCATTACCAAATTTATCTTTTAAACCACTTAATGGATTAGTCATTGAATAACCCATAGCAGTAGAATTTTTATAATGACCAAAGAGATAACCTGCTCCTGGTAGTAATAGGTTTAAACCAACACCAATAGCTACATTGCTTGGTTTTGACATTGGACTAATTGCATAATTAGCTTGTTTTTGATCTTCTGCAAACTTATCTTTTTGAGCTTGAGATAATTTTATATCTTGATAAGCACCTGAAAGATAATTTAATCTACCATCATCATCAGGTGATGTTGCTCCTGGAGTTTGTGTAACTGCTCCAGTTTGATGTACGTTTTGATACCCATCATTACTGCTAGAAGATTGATTAGAATTACTATTACCACCATAGTTTCCACCAGAAGAAGCTCCTCCTGCTGGCCCACTATTACCACCACCAAAACCTGATCCTGCTCCTGCGTCTTGTCCACCACCTGGCATATTAATTCCTTATACTATTATTGCGATAACTAAAATAACTGCTACTGAAATCACAACTTTTTTGTGATCTTTGTAGTAGTGTTTAACTTCATTTATTAATTTACTCATTATAATAACCCTCCTAATAATCCACCAAGACCACCAACAGCTGCACCCATCATGGCTCCACCACCACCAGGGGAAAACATATTACCCATAGCAGCTCCACTCATAGCTCCACCTGCTGCCATACCTAAAGGATTGGCACCTGGTTGTTGTGTTGTTGATTGTTGTGTAGGCAATCCATAAGCAATCGGTGCTACAGTATTATAGTACTGAGCTAACGAATTTTGTGGTGCCATATTTTGTTGTCTTTGTATATCTTCTAAAGCTCCACCAACTGCTGTTAAACTAGGTACTTGTTGAGCAGTTCCTAATTGTCTTTGTCTTTCAGCGTTGTATGCTTGAAAAGCGTAAGGTGCCATTTTATCTGCAACTTGTCCTGTTACTTGGGACTGCATCATTGGAGATCCAGGAGTTCTACCTGCTCCACTAAACTGTCCTGCAACACTAGAATAAATATCATTACCTGCTTGTGCAATCATAGGCGACAAGAAAGGATTAGAGTAGTTACCTTGTATAGTATTTAAAATTTGATTATTTGCTGCTCCTGCAATAGTTTCTTGTGCAGCTAAACCTTGTGTAGTTTGTGTTGTTGGTGCTACATAACCAGCACCTGATGGCCCTTGATTATATATAGTTCCAGCTTCAGACAAGATTTGATTTAATCCTGGTTCTGCTGCTGAATATGGTTGTACTGCTGTACTTTGTGTTGTTGTTTGACCTCCTCCACCTGATGACATACTAATTCTCCTTTTTTTTTTCTAATAATATATGACTTTCTTTATAACCAAATGGTTTTAAAACTTTCTTCCAACCTGGTCTTGCAACCAACTCTAATAAATCACACTTGTTTTGCCATGCAAATTCTTCAATATGTTTTATTAAATGTTGCCATTTTTCACGATGCTTACCAGTCATAATTTTAATGTTAAGACATCGTTGTAATGGTCTTTGTATTACTTCTGTTACTACTGTACCAAAATATCTTTCTTTATCTTCTTGATCCCATAAAATCCATAATTGCATTTTTTCTTCTAGGATCCATTTCTTAATGTGTTCTGCTAAAGCATATCCATTAGATCTTGCTAATGCGTCTGCTATATCTTTGACAACTATGTGCCAAACTTCTTCAATGTTTTTTGTAGGTACTTGAACCAATTTCATTAGGTACTTTTTTCGTCAAATATTTCTAGATAGCTAATCATACCTTCTATTACGTTAGCATTAGCTGTTTGAATTTTAAGTATATCACCAGCTTCCAAGACAAGAGGTGCTGATAAACCATTGACTGTTGTTGAGGAAGCCATTGATACGTGATAAATTTCAAAGGTAGCACTTGCTGAACTATCTGTTACAAATATTTCTACCAAATTACCACTACTGTGTTCATTACTAATTTGTATACTTTTAACAATAGCTGTTCTTAAAGTAGGTACTGTATATATAGTAGTTAAATTGGTAGTGGTTAAATTAATACCTGCGTTTTTATATATATTAGCCATGTTTTATTTATAATTCTTTTATTGTTTTTTTCAATTAACTATTTAGGAATATCTGCTTTAACTTGTGTAAGTCTTATTTTCCAATTATCTATTCCATGATCATAAATTTCTTCTAACTGACTTTCCCAAGTATTGTAAGATTTTTTTCTTAAATCTAATATCACTCTTGCAACAACAGCATCATTAATTATTAGACCCCATTCTTGACAGTAAGTAAAATCAAATCCAGATGGTACTGTACTTAATAAAGTTAAACCAGTTTGTGCAGTTTGTGAATCTTTACACAAAAACAAATAACCATCATTACTTGGTGTTTGTGCTATTATTGTGCAATCTGTTCTATCTGGTTTTATAGTATCCTCTGGTGTGCCAAAAAAACTACCACATGCAGACGATTCAATTCTATATAATTTCATCTTCAACTCCTTTAAGTTCTATTTTTAATGTTGGATCAATATTACCCATAAGTATTTTTGTTTCTTTAGGTACTAATCCTATTTTTTTTAATGCGTTCCAAGTATGAGGATTACTCATAGCATTTTTTAATTTAGCTGGTGATGGTCTGCCATTAGCAATCATTTCAGCTTGTATCTCTCTACCAATACTTACAGTAAATTCATTTGCAGCATTAGCTTCAAACATTTCTTCATCTGTATAACCTTTAATTCTTGTAGGTTCTGCAATCACATAGAGTTCTTTTAATAGTTTTTCTAAAGTTTTAATTTCTATTCTATTAAGTTCATATGCCTCTTTAGCAGTTTGAAAAGTAGCTTCTTGTTCTAATACTTCAAGTTCAAGTTCTAAAATTTCATATTCTAAACCTTTATTTTCTTTAAAATGTTTTAGCTTTGAAACTTTAATTTTGTGTTTTAAAATACCAAATTGTTCAAGTTTAGCTGCATCAACTCTACCTTCTAAAAAACCTTTTAATGTTTTTAATTTTTCCCAAGGAGTATCTCCTATTACTTGGTAACGATAATTAAATTCTGAATTAAGTTTTGAAGCCATATTATTATTTTCCTATATTATTATTATGCTGATTGTGAGAATCCACATGCTCCACCATTTGCTCTAACTGAACCGACACCTGTCGCATCAGAAGCCATAACACCAGAACTATTAACTAAATTTTTCATATTTAATGCACCAGCACCAGCATTAGTATAACCATACGCAAAGATTGCTTTATCTCCACCATATTGACTACAATAAACTCCATATCTAGCAGTACCTACGGCACTAGTATCACTAGCTAATGAACCAGTATTTGAAACTAAATTTGTTACACCTATCATACTGTTATTATTATCTCCAAATGCGAAAATACCTTTATCTCCACCATCATAACCAGAACCACTCATATAAACTCTAGCCGTTCCTACACCAGTAGAATTTGAAGCAACAACACCTTGATTAGAAACTAAAGCCTTACTATTAAGATAACTTCCACTATAACCATATGCGTACATAGCTTTATCTCCACCATAAGGTACTGAACCAGCACCAGACCTTATAGTACCAGAGCCAGATGTATCAGAAGCGACCACACCTGTGTTATTAACTAAATTATAATTATTTACATAACCAGAACCAGTATTACCAAAAGCAAAAATTGCTGTGTCTGTACCATATTGAGTTCCAGACAAATAGGCTCTAGCAGCACCAGCACCAGTAGCATCAGAAGCAATTACACCTTGATTAGAAATTAAATTTCTAGTATTTACATAACCACTTGGTCTGCCAAATGCGTAAAGACCTTTGTCCCCACCATATGAAGCAGCATCTACTCCATATCTTTGTGTTCCTACACCATTAATATCTGCTGCAATTACTCCAGAACTGTTAACTAAATTTGATTTACTTGCACCAGCACTATCACCAAAAGCCATAATAGATTTTTGAGTTGATGGTGGTGGGCCAACAAATGCTACAGCATCATCATCTAAAGGAATCCAACCATTAGTTGCTCCTGAATAAACAATATTAACTGTTTCACCTGATGTTGAATATATGAAATTATTTGAATCATCTTCACCTTGATAATTTAATCCATTTGAATCTAGTGTAACAGAATTAGTTCCCCAATTTCTTGCAAAGTCAGCAAAGATAATTTGGTCGCCATTACTAGCTGAACTAGGTAAAGTTATAGTACAAGCATTAGATGTTGTGTTAATCCAATATGCTCTACCAGCAACTGCTGTTAAAGTTGAACCAGTTACGATTGTTTGCCATGAAACACCAGCATCTACTGCTGACCAAGATATATCAGTTCCATCAGAAGTTAATACTTGGTTAGCTGTACCTTTGGTTAAAATTGCTGTGGCTGCACTAGCATTACCATAAATAATACTTCCTCTACTTAAAGCATCTAATGTATCTATTTCTGCTGCCGAAGCATCTACTGCTGCAAGTTTAGTTAAATCACCTTGTACTAATCCACTAACACCATCTAATAAATTTAGTTCTGTTGCAGTAGAAGTTACTGCTACATCTTCATTTATTTTTGGTGAAGTTAAAGTTTTGTTTGTAAGTGTTTCAGTTCCTGTTAAAGAAGTAAAACTATCACTTTGTAAAGCAGTATTAAATTCTGCTAATGAACCTGTTAAACTATTACCAGTTCCACCTAAATCTAATGTTTTATTTGTAAAGGTATCAGTAGTAGCTTTTCCAACTAAAGTATCTGCTCCAGATGGTATAGTAACAGTTCCACTATTTGATATAGAAGTTATTACTGGAGTTGTTAAAGTTTTGTTTGTTAAAGTTTGTGATGTTGTTTTATCCACAGTCGTAGCTGTATCAATTGCAATTGTTCCAGATCCTGTAATAGTACCACCAGATAAACCAGTTCCAGCAATAATAGATGTAACTGTTCCTGAATTTGATGGAGTAATTTTTGTAAATGTAATTGAATCTGAGCCAAGAGAAGCACTACTGTTTGTAGTACAAAGCCATATAGTATTATCATTAGCTGTTCCTTGATTAGCAACAACCATTTGACCAGAAATTTCATCTATAGTATTATATTCAGTTGATCTAGATGCAGCTCCTGCACCACTACCAACTGCTGTATATATACCATTTTGACTAGCAGTAGATTGATCTTTAAGTAAAACTTGATCTCCAGCTACTAAAGTTACACCATCAATAGCGTCTCCTGCTTCTAGAGCACTTGCTATAACTACGTTTGCTGTTGATGTTGCTTCTACAACTATTCTAGTTCTTAGTCCTGCAACTGCTTCATCAACATAAGTTGTAGCTGCTTTTGTATTTATTTGTGTTTGAGCATTAGAGCTCAAAGTATTAATATATTGGAATTCTGCACTTGTTACTGTACCATTTGCAATCTTAGTTGCATCTATTGCAGCACTTGAATTAATATCTGCATTAACAATTGAATCATCTACAATTTTAGATGAGTTAACTGAACTAGTTGCAAGTTTTGCAAGAGTTACATTAACGTCAGCTATGTGAGCTGTATCAATACTACCAGCAGCATAATGTTCGCTGTCAATAGCATCATCAGCTATGTGTGCATTATCTATTGAACCATCAACATATTGTGCTGAATCAACTGAGTCTGCTGACATGTGAGCTACATCTATTGAGCCATCAACGTATTGATCTGAGTCTATAGAATTTACACTCATGTGTGCAAGATCTATACTTGCATCTGTATAATGTTCACTATCAATAGCATCATCTGCTATTTTAGCTCCAGTAATTACATCTGCTGCTAAATGTGCTGTGTCTATTGATGCATCTACATACTGATCACTATCAATACTGTTTACACTCATATGAGCTAAGTCAATACTAGCGTCTACGTATGAATCTGAATCTACAGAATTAACTGCCATTTTTGCAGCTGTAATTGCATCATCTGCTACATTTCCAGTTCCAATAACTACTAAAGGTATAGAAGAATTTGTCTTAGATAAAACACCAAGATAAACACTTGTAATAGCTTCATTAGATAAAGATCCTGAATCCCATGCTACTGTTACTGTTGTATTTGTTGAAAATGCTGTTGCTGTAATTGATCCGTAAATAGTTCCTGGCGTAGTTGCCACAACTTTAATTCTACGTCCAACATGATAAGGAGTTGTTACATCAACTCCATCTATTGTAAAACTTGTAGAAGATACATAAGTAGGTGTATAAGTACCTGCTCCATCTCCATATTCAATCCATTCAGCATCATTATAGTGCTGTCTAATATCTGCCATAACACTTCTAAAAGCATTATTGATGTTGGAAGGCAACATTCCTTCTGCAACTGAAACTGAATTAGTTCCTGTAGTTGTATTATTTGCTGATGTTGTGTCGTATTTTCCTAAAAATGTTCCTGCCATAAATCTCCCTATTCCATAAACCAACTGAATGCTTTATTGCTTTCAGTATTGTTCTTGTTAACTAATGTATTAATTGCTTCTTCAATTTGTCTTTGAAAAAATTCTTGTGTTTCCATTGAATATCTAACGTTATCTATATCTGTTGTATCACTCATTATCTATATCCTGCTTTTGATGCAACAAGATCAATTCCTTGTGCATGGTTAAATGTAGTTCCTGAAGCTATTTTTACATTAGCTCTTATGTATCTACCTGATTGTCTAACTGGATTAACACCACTTGTTACCATAGAAGATGAACTAGACTCTGTTTCTGTGTCTGCTAATCTTTCTCTAGTTTTTACAGTTACTGTTGCAGTTGCATCTACAATTGGTCTAACTCCTGTAATATTAGTTCTTGCTCCTGGGAAACCTTCTATTTCTGCTGTTTCTATTTCACATTCATTAGAAGTTCCAGAAAAGATTGCAGCTTTATAACTATTATCTATTCCACCTAAATACATTTGTCCACCAGACCAAAAATCTGTATCTAATGATGCACCAATATTTTCAAGATTTTCAGATATAATATCCATTAATTCTACAGTATAAGCTCCAATAAATTGAGAAAATATTTGACTAGCATTTACTTTTGATAATGACCATTTTTGTGTAGAATAATTATATATAATTAAACGATCACATATACCTGTAGTATTAGCAGTATCATTTACAGAAGGGTATAACCACATAACCAATGTATTAAATGGATCTGTTGCTGCTACTATTCTGTCTGAATAAGCTTTGTTTAAATCTAAATCAAAAAATCTGTTTACTTTTTCTACACCAATACCTACTACGTTATCACCTTGTATTTCGTAGAAGCCATCATCTGCATAGAAAAATACACGTCTGTTATCTTGTGCTACTGTTTTACCATACATAGCTCCTCGGTTAGGAGATATAACTGACAGTCTAAATACTGTTGCACCACCAACATAATCCATACGAATTATTTGGTTTTGTCTAAATACATATCCTACTTCACCAGAAGTAATGGCAACAATTTTACCACCTGATCCTGGAAGATCTTGTGAGTCAGATTGTTTACCTGTCCATACTGTAATGTCATTAATTCCTGACCATTGTATTCTATTAGTTGCTCCACTAATATTACCTGAAACTAAAAAATCCCTGATAACTCCAGAGACTCTAAATAAAGGACATGTTCCTGCTGTTTGAATTGCAGTAAGATTAGCAAAAGCAGTTGATGTACCCATTAAATAATATTGAACTGGATCTACACCATTACTTGCAATTACGTATTCACCAAATTGTGTGAATGTTACAAAGTCTGTTGCTGTTCCTGATAAAGGAGTTCCACCAGTAAAATTTGTTGTTGTTAGTCTTACAGTATCTGAAGAAACATTAGTTAAATTTAATCTACCAACTGCAGCTCTTGTTACTGTAACAACTGCATCTGCTACTGTTGCTGTAAAATCTGCATGACCATTAATAGTTGTTTTTAAATTTGTTGCTGTTGTATTATCGTTAGTTTGTACTTGAAATTGATTTGTAGATGGTGAACCAGTTACTGATGTAAATGTAATAGATGATCCATTATTTTTTTGTAAACTAACAGTTTTACTAGCACCAATATTAGCATAATCAGAAACTGTGATTGTACATGAAGCTTTTGCTGTAGATAATAATAATCCACCAGCACCCACATCAGTAAAAGTTCCTGATGCTAACTTATATAAAGTATCTGCAGTAGCTACAAAATTAAATACAGCATTAGAGTTATCTCTAAATGATCCTGCTCCACGTGCATCTGAAACAGTTGTTGATGCAGCTGAATACGAAACTAATGAAGGAAATCTTTTATAAGATCCTAAAGCATGGTAAACATTTGTTGCTACATTAGCACCTTTCATACCATGTGCTGGTTGATCAGGTAGCCATTCTCCAAAAGGTATTTGCATTATCTGCTCCTATAAAATGATAAGTCGGTTTGTATATCTGTTCTTTGTTGAACAGGTGCTCCACCATATGAATCTTGTTTGTCATTATTTTCACATCTTTCTAGAGCTGCAACATACATTTGAAACCATTGTTGAACTTGTTGTGGATCTATACCACCTAAGAAGTTTGCTGCATGAAATAAAGAGCCATATAAATATATAGCTGGGTGACTTGTTAAAATGTAATTTGTAGTAGCTGTATCACTTAAAGGTGTAAAGCTTTTATAATAAGATAGATAACCTGTATAACTTGTATCAGGTGCTGGCCCAAATCTTAATGTTTCTGAAGCATCATCACTTTGAATTGTATATACTCTTGGTCTAGCAGTAGTTGATCCTGCTTTAATATCAAACATGTTACTAGGTGTAATATACTTTAATGCGTACTTAGTACTTGAAGCAAGTAGGTAAAGAGATCTAACTCCAATGAAACCTGTTGGTACTGCTACAGATTCTGAGTCTATAGTAATAGTATCAATCTGTTCCATTTGTCTTATTCTTAACTTAGCATTAAAATCACCTTCAGCTAACTTAATAAAGTCATTAGCTATCTCATCTGTTAAGTCAGTTCTGTTTAACCAGTTGGCTAATGCAGTTTTTAATCCTGAATATGTTGTTAACGCCATTATAAATTTCCCTCAGCTGTTCTGAAATATCTAAACTCATTACTATTAAGTTTAGTTCTCATTATCTTTCTTTGAATTAGTTTTGGTAATTGGAACCAATTGTTTGTTCCATTGTATTCTTTAGCCCATATAGAAAGAATTAAAGGTGGAATACTAGCCACTCTTTTCATTTCTTTTGCACCAGATATATATCCATTATCCTGATTGTAAAGCTCCTTGTTTCTTTTTAACAAAGAAGATACATCTTGAGAGTTATTGATAGTTAACTTACCATCAGACTCTTGGATGTACTTAGTCTTTACACCAGCATCGTATTCAATATCTCTGACTCTACCCATTATTCAGATAGTTCAGTTACGTATAATTCTCCGTCTGATCCACCAATTCTTAATACAGCTATTTTTTCTCCAGCTGATACTTTAATAGTTTCAACTTCGTTAGCTGGTAATAATGATGTAGTCGCTGCTGCTGTAGGTGATACTGCTACTTGTATATGACAAGCAATAGTACTAACTACTCTGATATATTCTGTTCCATCTGTAAATGCTGCACTTGCAGAAGAAGAAGATCCTGAAGTTAATTTAAGTACAGTTCCATGTCTTAATCCGTAATTCATATTTGTTCCTTTTTGTTAGGGGATGTTGCCACCCCCAGTAATTTATTATCTTCTGATAACGAAAGTTATTTCCATTTTAGAAGCATTTGTAGAACCACCATTAGTGATACATTCAAGTGCACTTCCTTCAAGAACTTCGTTTGCTGCTGAAGGTTCTGTTGAGTATTGTTTGCCAGCTGAACTTGCAGCTATATGACTTATTGCACCTGTAGTACAAGCTACGCCATCTATTTCAAAAGTAACTGCTGCTGTGCCAGTAGTAGTTGCTAAGTTATGAGCAAATATTTTAATAATTCTACCTGCGTCTGGTACAACTACAAAAGTTGATGATGCTG